ATACCGAGACAGGGGTTATAGAAGAAAAGAAATATCGTATTAAAGATACAGATACAAAAGAATTCTGGATGTCTATCATCAAAAATAAATCATTCCAAGATTTCGTTGAGAACAAATACCGTGTTGCTTCAGGTGCAATTATGCAACAAGAAATTGAAGAGACATTTGAAGTATCAACAACTAACGGAGTGGATGATGAGTGATGAAGATAGTAAAATCAAACATTCAAAACGAATCTTAAAAACAGAAAATATAATTAAGAAACAAACTAAGATTGCCAAGACACATGGTGTGGAAATAAAAGAACCACATAAGTTAGCAAAACACCATGCACTAGATTGTGGATTACCAAATTGTCCTATGTGTTCTTCACCACGCAAAGTAACGGGTGAAAAGACAAAACAGGAACAATCTTTTGAGCAAACGGAGAAGTGGAATGATTGAAGGAATAGATTACTGTTACATTTATCCAAAAGATGATGCTAAATCAGTACACATACGCCTACTAGATGGACCTTATAAAGATACCATATACAAATATGGTAAGGTAAAGTTCGAAGAAAAAAATGAGTTAATGTATTTACTTTTTGCATATGATGTGATAGAATCTGAGACAGACAAACCAAAAAAGTTGGAAAAAGATAACGACTTTAAAAACTATATCGGTGATTTATTAGTAGAAATAATGTCATCTAACATTGAACAGGAAGTAATTGATGAAGCTGGAACAGACAATATTAAAGAATCTGGTTTATAATGAAGATTATTTACGAAAAGTATTACCATTTTTAAAAGAAGATTACTTTACAGATAGAACTGACAGGACAATTTTTAATGAAATTGCATCATTCACAGAAACTTACAATTCTCCGCCAACGATTGAAGCGATTATATTGGCCATCAAAGAGAGGAGAAATCTCACATCTGATGAAATTGAAAAGTGTGAAACTAGTCTCAAAGAGATTAAGTTGGTTAGCGGAGAAGAATCCAAGATTCAATGGCTTGTTGACAAAACCGAACAATTCTGCCAAGAAAAAGCCATATACAACGCAGTATTGGGGTCGATTTCTATACTTGATGGAAAAGACAAAACGCATGAGAAAGGTCAGATTCCCAAGATATTATCGGATGCCTTGGCGGTAAGTTTTGACAACTCTGTTGGTCATGATTATTTGGAGAACTCAGATGAACGATATGAATTTTATCACAGAAAAGAAGAGAGAATTCCTTTCGACCTCGAATATTTCAATAAGATTACTAAAGGCGGTCTTCCTTGTAAAACTCTTAACATCGCTCTTGCTGGTACCGGTGTTGGTAAGTCTCTTTTCATGTGTCACGTTGCTGCAGGTTGTATGGTGCAAGGTAAAAATGTCCTGTATATCACTATGGAAATGGCTGAAGAGAAAATTGCAGAACGTATTGATGCAAACTTGCTTAATGTTACATTGGATGATTTGATTGAATTACCTAAAGATTTATATGATAAGAAGGTTGCCAGAGTTCGTGAAAAGACTACAGGTAAACTTATTATTAAAGAATATCCAACGGCATAAGCCTCAGTTACACACTTTAGGACTTTGTTAAATGAACTTAATCTCAAGAGGTCTTTTGTTCCTGACATTATTTTCGTGGACTATCTTAACATCTGTTGTTCTAGTCGTATTAAGGCTGGTGCAAATATTAACTCTTACACATACGTTAAGTCGATTGCAGAAGAACTTAGGGGTCTTGCGGTTGAATGTAATGTTCCTGTTGTATCTGCTACTCAGACTACAAGGAGTGGATTTACAAGTAGCGATCCTGGCTTGGAAGATACGAGTGAATCATTCGGGCTTCCTGCTACCGCCGACTTAATGTTCGCTTTGATTTCTTCTGAAGAATTGGAAGAACTTGGCCAGATTATGGTTAAACAATTGAAGAATCGTTACAATGATCCAACAATGTATAAACGATTTACACTTGGTGTTGACCGTGCAAAGATGAAACTATATGATGTTGAACAATCAGCGCAACAAGGTATTGTTGATTCTGGTAATGATAAACCTCTCAACACATTTGGCGAACGTGAAAACCAAACTAAGAAATTTAGTGGATTTAAAATATGATTTTAAGTAAAGATGATGCTTTACATTGTGCCAAAGTATTTCAAGATTATTTTGGTAACTTTGACCGTATTGATGAGTATATGCGTGACCAAAAATTGGCATCACTTTCTGACTTACCAATTAATCCTTTATTTCCACCTGAAGATGATTTATTCTCTGATTTCTCTGTACATCCAAACGATATGGACATTGAAGTTACAGAATGTGCAAGTGATACGTGGGAAACATTATTATCAATTACCAGTTCTCATGTCAATATTGCACCTGTTGGTCGTAATGTTAAACTTGCCGTTAAAGAAAGAAACTCAGGAAAGTTCTTAGGATTCATTCGGTTAGGTTCACCAGTCATCAACTGCAAACCTCGAAATGAGATGCTTGGACAAGTGTTTACACAGAAACCTGAATGGGGTAAACGCTTCAATGATTCTTCTATGATGGGTTTTGTAATTGTACCAGCACAACCATTTGGTTTCAATTACGTTGGTGGAAAATTACTGGCTGCTATCTGTACCTCACATGAAGTACGTGAGATTGTCAACAAGAAATATAATATGAACCTGTGCTTATTTGAGACTACCAGTTTGTATGGTTCTACTAAATCATCTTCACAATATGATGGTATGAAACCACTTATTAGGCACAAAGGTGAAACAGAATCTGATTTTCTACCAATGATGCATGGTAAACCTTACTCAGATTTGGTAAAGTTTGTGGAAAGTAAAGTTGGAAAGATTGTAGATGATAATATCTCTAGTCGTAAACTAAAGATATCTATGAAGATTATATCCATGACCAAAGCTGCATTAAAAGGTACTGGTGAAGCAGCAGCATTCCAATCAACGATTGAGAACGCTAAAAGGTTGACAGAACAGAAAAGATATTATATCTCCGATTATGGATTTAAGAATATGATTGACTATGTTAACTGTAAGACTGATAAACTTTTACCAGGTGAAAACTATGACAAACACAACTTAGAGAATGTCATTGCTTGGTGGAAGAACAAAGCATCAAACCGATATGATACATTAAAGAATGAATGTCGCCTCCGCACAACACTTGAGGTCTGGACTAATGACAGTACCATTGACATTATTCGTTAGGTTAGTACAATAAATACTTTCATGTAACGGAGATATTCATGGCAACATACTTAACAGGCGGTCAACAAACAACAGTAAATTCAACAATTACTGAATTGTTTCCTGCATTGTGTTTTAATAATGGTTACAATCCAAAATCACCTAAAGATTTAGAAGAATTCATCAATGGTTTAAAATTGGATTCACCGAAGTCTAAAAAGACTTTTGTTACCAATTCGAATTTGCAAGCTGGTAAAGAATTTGTTGTTTTAAAAGATAAAATCAGACCAGATATGCGTGAAGAGAAAATTCAAAACGCATATGCGATAACAGAATTTATTTTTGAGACACACAAGAAAAAACCTATAGATAAAGTTGTTTGGGGTTACCGTGAAAAACCGCAAGGCGTACCTAGTAATCATGCTGGTGACATTTTCATTTATTTTAAAGATAAACGAACATATCCTAGTATTGCAGGCATTTCATTGAAAGCTGGTTCAGAAAAATCATCAGAACCAAAACTGAATAGTTATGTAAAAACTACATTGACAAAACCAATGTGGTTAAAATCTGCACCAAGAGCTGTACCTGAATTAAAAAAAGAATTATGGAAAAAAGTTTATTCCAAAATACCTTCTTTGCCTAATACAATTAATGAGAACAATTATTTCATGTCAGTTGGTGCAAAAGAAGCAACAAAGCCACATCCTGTATTAATTGAAAAGATGATTGATTTCTTTGAAGCTGATCCAAAAGGTTTTGATGAACTGTATGGCATTATGAATAAAGTTTGCCGTGAAAAACTTTGTGAAGTTATTAACAATGATATTAATGCAGCCAAGGAATGGATTTCACAAGAGTTTCGTTTAGAGAAAAAAGGTGAAGAGGTACCTTTAATATTAGTAAAAGCAATTAGAACCAAATTTGAAATGTCTGGCGACCCACTTGCTGATATGTTACCACTTGCAAAAAAGATTAAGGCCTATTTAAATCCGAATTCCGTACAGGAATGGTTTATTGATGTCTCTGATGGTAAAAAAACATTAACACTACTAATGACAATTCGTAGTGATTCAGAATTTAGAAGAGCCAAACCAAAAGGTAAATTAGGCTCATTTGTTGGTTTAAAATTATTATACAGAGGAATTAAAAAGTAATGATGCCTGATGATGACCTAAATGATTTTGGATTCTCTGCTATCTCAGTAGAAGAATACGAAGGAAGAATAACTAAGGCAGCCAAAGATGCTGAGTATGAAGCATCATCATTAACTGCCGATAATTATAGAGCACAACTATTGGAATTGGAAAAGATTATTATTCCATTCTTAGAAAAACTCCGTGATACTGGAGATAAAGAATACATATATTGGCCTAATAGAACTCCTGCTATTGAGAAACAAATTACGAGAATTATAAAACTAACCAGAGAATAAATTATGAC